TAGCAGAATTAACAAAGCACTTCGTCGTTGGAATTGTAACTAATAGGTAGGTTTTTGTTATGTCAAATAATGATGTATATCTTGGTAATCCTCTATTAAAAAAGGCAAATACAACTCACGAATTCACAGAAGAACAGGTTCTTGAGATTGTAAAGTGCATGAATGATCCTGTTTATTTTGCCAATAACTATGTAAAAATTGTTACTCTTGACCATGGATTACAGACATTTAAACCTTATCATTTCCAAGAAAAATTAATTAATAACTTTCATAAGTATAGATTTAATATTTGCAAGATGCCTCGTCAGACAGGTAAGTCAACGACTGTAGTATCTTTTCTTTTACATTATGCGGTTTTTAATGATAATGTAAATATTGGTATTCTTGCAAATAAAGCAGCAACAGCCAGGGAGCTCCTGGATAGATTACAAACTGCTTATGAAAATCTTCCAAAGTGGATGCAACAGGGTATTATATCATGGAACAAAGGTTCTCTTGAACTTGAAAATGGTTCTAAAATTTTAGCAGCATCAACATCTGCATCCGCTGTCCGAGGAATGTCATTCAACATTTTATTCTTGGACGAATTTGCGTTCGTTCCAAATCATATTGCGGATTCGTTCTTCGCGTCAGTTTATCCTACGATTACTTCAGGTAAACAAACTAAGGTTATTATAGTTTCTACACCACATGGTATGAATCACTTCTACCGAATGTGGCACGATGCTGAAAAGGGTAAAAATGAATATGTATTTACGGATGTTCATTGGTCAGAAGTTCCTGGTCGTGATGAGGAATGGAAAAAGCAAACAATTGCAAATACTTCGGAAAACCAATTCAAAGTTGAGTTTGAATGTGAATTCTTAGGATCTGTTGACACGTTAATTGCACCGTCAAAACTTAGAGCACTTGTATATGATAGTCCTTTAAAAAGTAGCGGTGGATTAGATGTATATCAGGAGCCAGTAGATAATCATGATTACTTAATTTCTGTTGACGTTGCAAGAGGAGTTGGCAATGATTATTCAGCATTTACTGTTGTGGATATTACTACATTCCCTCACCAAGTGGTAGCAAAATATAGAAATAATGAAATTAAACCAATGCTTTTTCCAAGTATTATTGTTGATGTTGCAAAAAATTATAATAACTCTTATATTTTATGTGAAGTTAATGATGTGGGCGATCAAGTAGCTTCTATTATTCACTATGACTTGGAATATAATAATCTTCTAATGTGCTCAATGAGAGGTAGAGCGGGACAGATTGTTGGACAAGGTTTTTCTGGTAAGAAAACTCAACTTGGTGTAAAGATGTCCAAAACTGTAAAGAAAGTTGGATGCCTCAATTTAAAGACAATGATTGAAGAGAATAAACTTCTCTTTAATGACTATGATATCATGAGTGAATTGACTACATTTATACAAAAACACAATTCGTTTGAAGCAGAAGAAGGATGCAATGATGACCTTGCAATGTGTTTGGTAATATATGCATGGTTAGTTGCACAGGATTATTTTAAAGAACTTACAGATCAAGATGTTAGGAAAAGATTATATGAGGAACAAAAAAATCAGATAGAGCAAGATATGGCTCCCTTTGGATTCATTGTTGATGGAACAGATTCCACTAGTTTTATAGATCAAGAAGGGGATAGATGGTTTGTTGATGAATATGGAGATATGGCATATATGTGGGACTATATGCAATAATGGACTTAGATATAGATAAGCAAATAAATCTTGGACATTTATTACTTGTTGATAGGAAATGTAGAGTTTGTGGTGAGGTGAAAAATTTAATTGATGGATTTTATAGAACTCGTAAAGATAGAGGACCTGTCGCATCATCATATTCATATGAATGTAAAGAATGCACTGTAAATCGTATAACAAGTTCAAAAAAGAGAAATTTGAAGGGTATTAGTTGGGAATATCCTGATTGGTAAACATTCACGTCACATTTCCCCTGTGTAAAGTGTGGTTTTAATAAATATTTTTTAGATAAACTGAGATTTTACGGAGAAAAACATGGCGACTCCTCAATTATCTCCCGGCGTACTCGTCAGAGAGGTTGACTTAACGGTAGGAAGAGCTGATAATGTTTTAGATAATATTGGTGCGATTGCTGGACCTTTTCCGATTGGACCCGTTAATTACCCAATTGATATTGCAACAGAACAAGATTTAATTAACGTATTCGGAAAACCACAATCTACCGATTCTCAATATGAGTATTGGATGAGTGCATCCTCATATCTTTCTTATGGAGGTGTTCTTAAAGTTGTAAGAACAGGAAGCACAAATTCGAGTGTTCTTATAAATGCAAACGCTGGTGTTGGTCAGTCAATAGATTCAACTCTAAGAATTGAAAATTATGACGATTATTTAGATAATCATGCGGACCTAGAAGGAAATAATTATACATTTGCCGCAAAGAATCCAGGTTCTTGGGCAAATAATATGAAGGTCTGCTTTATTGATGCTTATGCAGACCAAATAATTGGTATTAACACAACTAATCTTGCTGGACTTGGAGTTACTGTTGGATATGCAGTTACAACTTCATTAAATGGAGTTACTATTGCTGGTTCAGGTTCAACATCAACCTTTACTGGTTATTTAAAAGGAATTATTACTGGGGTTAGAACTGATTCTACAAATGGAAACAGTTCTATAGATGTAAAAATAGTTTCAAGAGTTTCTTCTGGCGGAACAGAAACTATAATGGATTATGCTGAAAATTCAAATTATGCAGCATTTGAATTGAATGATACAGTAAGCATTACCAATTCTTCTGGTACAGCAGTTTCTTCTGTTACAGTAGCATCCGTTCAAGATTGGTATGACAATCAAACATTAGGATTGACTAATACTACTATTTTTTGGAAATCCATTGCACCTAAACCAAAATCTACAAGATATGCTTTAGATAGAAATGGTAGAAATGATGAACTTCATATTGTTGTGGTAGATGATCTTGGAACTATTACAGGTAATCAAGGAACTTTACTTGAAAAGCATACTGGTCTTTCAAAAGCGATTGACGCAGTTTCTGCGGTAAATTCTCCACAGAAAATTTGGTATGAAAGATATATTGCGGATTTTTCATCTCAAATTTATGCTGGTTCAGATCCATCTTCTGCTACAGATTCTTATTGGGGAACAACTCCAAGAAAAACCGGATTTATTGGAACAGGTGCAACAGCATTTGCTCCAATTGGTACAGGTGATGATCTATGGGGAACAGAAGCACAAGACACATCATTTAGTGTAATAGGAAATAAAACTTACACTCTAACTGGTGGAATTGATTATTCTGCCTCAGGTGGAATGACCGCTACATTAGCAGATCTTCAAACTGGTTATAATTTATTCTCAAATAAAGATGAAGTTCAGGTTGATTATCTAATCATGGGTCCTGGCCTTGGTGGCAGTGCAAGTGAACCATACGAATCTCAGGCAAAAGCAAGTTTCCTAATTTCTCTTGCAGAGCAAAGAAAGGATTGTGTGGCATGTATTGGTCCTCACAAAAATAGTTTAATTGGAATAACAAATACCACAACACAAACTACAAATCTCATTAAGTACTTCAGTTCACTTCCTTCTTCATCATATGCAGTATTTGATAGTGGATATAAGTATACTTATGATAGATTCAATAACAAGTTTGTATATATTCCTTGTAATGCTGACGTTGCTGGTCTAATGTGCCGCACTAATATTATTGCATATCCTTGGTTCTCTCCTGCAGGTCAGCAAAGGGGCATTTTGAATAATGCCATTAAACTCGCATACAATCCAAATAAGGCACAAAGAGATCAACTTTATCCACAAAGGGTCAATGCGATTGTGACCCAACCTGGAATTGGAACTCTTCTCTTCGGAGATAAAACCGCTCTTGGTTATGCATCAGCATTTGATAGAATCAACGTTCGTCGCTTGTTCTTAACTGTTGAGCAAGCCCTTGCAAGATCGGCACAAGCACAACTCTTTGAACTCAACGATGAACTGACGAGAGCAAACTTTAAGAACATTGTTGAACCATATCTACGCGATGTTCAGGCAAAGAGAGGTCTTTATGGATTCCTAGTTGTTTGCGATAGTTCAAACAATACCCCAGATGTTATTGACAATAATGAATTTAGAGCAGACATTTATCTGAAACCAGCCAAATCTATTAACTATGTTACTCTTACATTCGTTGCAACTCGCACCGGAGTAAGTTTTGAAGAAGTTGCAGGTACTGTTTGATTTTTATTTTAAACAAAAAAGGAGGACCTAAAAATGGCAGAATCAACGATCTCAAAATTTAAATCTACTCTTGTTGGTGGTGGTGCGAGACCCAATTTATTTGAAGTAACAATTCCGGGGGATATTCCCGGAGGTGGATCTTTAGGAGAATCATTCACTATTCTATGTAAAGCTGCTCAGTTACCTGCATCAAATGTTGCTTCCATTGACATTCCCTTTAGAGGAAGAACCTTCAAAGTAGCTGGAGAGCGTACTTTTGATCCTTGGACCATAACTGTTATTAACGATGAGAATTTTGCTATTAGAAGAGTTATGGAAGATTGGATGAATTACATTGCACAATATGCTGACGGTAGTGGTGCTACCACACCAACAGATTATATGGTCGATGCTTATGTGACTCAATTGAGAAGAACCGCATCATCCATTAGAGCTGCATCTGGAGAGGGTGGTGGATTAAGTACGACTGGACAAGATGCTGGAAGTAGTAATGAGGTTATTTACAAATTCAATT